CCCGGTGGCATAACACTCAGGGGTGCTCAAATATATCAAGAAGCACTTCAAGAAATTGCATTAATAGAACGAGAATTTGAAACGGCGTATGAACTACCAGTCGATTTCATGATAGGATAACAAATGGCAGTAAATCCATTCTTCCGAGATTATAGAGGAGAACAAAAACTTTTAGATGATCTCACCATAGAGACAATTCGTGCTATGGGTAGAGATATGATTTATATTCCAAGAGAGGCATTGGATATAGATTTAATCTTTGGAGAAGATCCAACATCAAGTTTTTCAGATTCGTATCGCATTGAAATGTATATACAAAATGTAACATCGTTCGGCAATCAAATGAATATTGTCAATAAATTTGGCATTAGCATCACAGATCGCGTTACATTTCAATTATCAAAGACTCGTTTTGCTCAGGAAATAACAACAAAGAATTCAACAATATTAACTCCCCGTGAAGGAGATTTAATATTTTTTCCACTAAACAAAAGTTTATTTGAAATAAATTATGTAGAAGACAAGATTCCATTCTTCCAATTTGGAAGTCTAACAACATATACATTAACATGTGAACTCTTCACATATTCATTCGAAGACATTGAAACTGGCGTATCTGAAATTGATGAAGTTCAAGATGATCGTCAATATAATATGGAAATACTTACAATTTCTTCTTTACCAATCTCTGGTTCAATACGACCACGAAGAGGAGATACAATTTATCAAGTAAGTGGGGTTACTGGTGCTGGTGCAACATATGCAAATGCAACTGGTATAGCAACAATAGTTGAATATTCTGGACTAAATGCATATATTAAAGGACTTACCGGAACCTTTGTTGCTGGTCCAACAGGAACTCAGTCTATAAAGACATACGGAACTGGAATAACTCTAACAGAATATTATCTATTAGGTATCACCACAACAAATGTAAATCTATCTGTGGATCCGATATCGGGTGTCAATATTATGGAAAACGATCTTTATTCACAGGCAGCAGACGGTATATTGGAATTTAATAAAGATGATCCATTCTCGGAGGAATGTGATTAATGTTTAGCGTAAATAAAACATTCTACAATCAGTCCATACGAAAAACAGTTCTCGCGTTTGGATCTTTATTTGATTCTGTCTATGTGACAAGATATAACACAGACAATACAGAAAAAGATAAAATCAGAGTACCACTTGCATATGGAAGTAAAGAAAAGTTTATTCTGAAACTTACACAAGAAAGCAGTCTCACAAAAGATAGCAGAGTTCAGATAGTCTTACCAAAACTCGGATTTGAAATTACAACTTTACTATACGATCCAACAAGAAAAGTTAATAGACTTATAAAGAGAGCAGATGTAGTAAACGGAGTTTATAAATCTGCTTATTCTGAAGTTCCATACAATATTGGATTTTCTCTATATGCATACACAAGACATATGGATGATATGTTGCAAATAATTGAACAAGTTGTTCCATTCTTTGCTCCAGAATATATGATGAGAATCAAGATGAATGATCTATACCAGGAAGTAGATGTTCCTGTGGTATTGAATGGAGTTGCCCTGAATGAAGATTATGAAGGATCTTTTGATTCAAGAAGAGTATTGATTAGTAGTTTTGACTTTACAGCAAAGACATATGTCTATCCAGAAATTTGTGGTTCTACGGGAGGAATAATAGAAAGAACCGATGTCAATCTATATGATGACACAACTGCTGGTGATATATTTGTAACAGATATTGGTTATACTGGTGATCATATAACAGGTTCTATAACACCAGTAATAGGTCCATGGCCATGAAAGGTGTACAATGAATGACAAAAACACATCCGAAGAAAAACTTTCTGAAATACTAGACATTGAAATAACAAAGTCTGAAATTAAAGAAATTGAAGTAGTTAATGATTTTGCAAAAAAAGCAAAAATAAAAAGAAAAGATCAAGTCAGACAAGATTTTGATTCTGCCAGAAAAAATATGAAAGATCTAATTGGTCTTGGGTTTGAAGCAATTGATGGCATCATGAAAGTTGCAGAAGCGGGAGATTCGCCAAGAGCATATGAAGTTGCTTCTATTCTTATTAAGACAGTAAGTGAAATAAATTCTGATCTTATGGAAATGCATAAAACAACAGCAGATGCGTTAGGAACAAACAAGGTAGTAAAGAATACAACAAATAATTCTATATTTGTTGGTTCTACTCGGGATCTTCAAAATATTATAAATCAAACTCGTAGTCAATTAAAAGCCATACCTACGGAAGAAGTGGAAAATGACAGCTAAAAAAGATGGATATCTTGGAAACCCAAATCTAAAACCAGTAGGTGTACAGCAACAATTTACTCAAGAACAAGTTCAAGAATATGTAAAATGTGCAAATGATCCAATATACTTTGTTGAAAAATATGTAAAGATCGTTGCTGTTGATAAGGGTCTTGTTCCCTTTGAAATGTATGATTTTCAAAAAGAACTAATTCAAAATTTACACAGCAATCGATTTGTTATAGGTAAACTTCCTCGTCAGGTTGGTAAAACCACAACCGTAGGTGCATATTTACTACATTATGTTTTGTTTAATCAAAATATGAATGTTGCTATTCTTGCAAACAAACAATCCACTGCCATTGAAATTTTAGGAAGAATTAAAATGGCATATGAATATTTGCCTAAGTGGTTACAGCAAGGTGTTATTGAATGGAACAAGGGATCCATTGTTCTTGAGAATGGGTCTAGAATTTTAGCAGCGGCAACATCTTCTTCTGCTATTCGTGGTGGTTCTTTCAACTGCATTCTCCTAGACGAATTTGCTCACATTCCTACGCAAATCGCAGAAGAGTTCTTTACCTCCGTATATCCAACAATTACATCTGGTCAGTCTACCAAAATGTTTATCATCTCAACCCCCAATGGTTTGAACATGTTCTACTACTATTGGAAAGGTGCAATTAATAAACAAAATGGATATGTTCCGTTTGAGGTTCATTGGAGTCAAGTTCCAAAATATCCAGGTGGACCCTTGCGTGATGACAAGTGGAAACAAGACATGATTTCTAAAACTTCAGAAAAGCAATTCGAACAAGAGTTCGAATGTGTGTCGGGAGATACGCTGGTAAGTGTTCGTGATAAAATCACAAATAAAATTCATGAAATTCCTATATCTGATTTGTATGAATGGTTAATTTGAATGTGAATTTATTGGATTTTATAAATAATATTATGAATCATAGACAACTTTGGATTAAAACCTTTGGACCAATACCAAAAGATATAAATGGCAGATCTTTAGAAATACACCATATAGATGGCAATCATAGCAATAATATAATTGAAAATTTACAACTAGTAACTATAGAAGAACATTACAAGATACACGAATCGCAGGGTGATTATAGTGCTTGCGCTTTAATATCAAAAAGAATGAATTTGCCACCAGATCATAGTTCTAAGATTCAATTAGGCAAAAAAAGACCAGGTATTGGTGGGGTGAAAAAAGGAACAGTTCCTTGGAATAAAGGGAAGAAAAATTGTTTTAGTAATCAAACAATTGACAAAATGAAAACAATTAGAAAAAATAAAATTCATAGTTCAAAACTAAACAAAGAACTTGTAACAAAAATAAGAAATGATTTTAATAATCATGAACAAATTGATGGAGTTGGAATTATTCAGAAAAATGGTATACCAATGACTCAAGCAAGAGCATATGCTAAAAAATATGCGAAAGAATACAATATTACAACAAATAATTTGTATAGTATAATTACGGGGAAATCATGGAAATTTTAAAGAAAAATACCCAATATGAGATATTAACACCTAATGGTTGGGAAGATTTTCGTGGTATACGCAAATTAACAAAACCAAACTATGTTAAACTTAAAAATTACAATTTAACTTGTTCGGATAATCATAGAATTTTAGTAGATGGGACATGGAGAGAATCTAAAAAATTAGATCATGAATCATATAATGATGATATAGAATTATATGATCCAGTTGGAGTTAAAAGTTCTAGTTATCTGTCAAATGGTATTGTTTCACACAATTGTGACTTTTTGGGAAGTTCAAATACTTTAATATCATCTGCAAAGTTACACACATTGGTTTATACAAAACCAATATTAAGAACAAAAGATGGAATGAACATTTATCAGGAACCTGTCAGAAAAGATCCAGATAATGAAAAAAGTCAAGATCATTTATATTTCATAACTGCCGATGTCGCTGAAGGACAGGGAAAAGACTATACAGCAATGGCAGTAGTGGATGTTACTGAGTTTCCTTATAAAGTAGTTGCAACATACAGAAATAACACAGTCTCTCCTTTATTGTTTGCTTCTGTTCTCAAAACAGTTGCTAGAAAATACAACAATGCCCATGTACTGGTAGAAGTGAACAGTATAGGAATAGAAGTTGCAAATATACTTCATACAGATCTGGAATATGAAAATATAGTGAAAACGACGATGATGGGTAGAAAAGGTCAGGTCATGACCGAGGGATTTGGACCTGTCAAAAAAGTTCAATTAGGAGTTAAAACATCAGTTCTTACAAAAAAGGTTGGTTGTCAAGTCCTCAAAAATATGATTGAGGAAGATAAACTAATTGTAGAAGACGCTGATGTGATCTCAGAGTTTACAACATTTATTTCCAAAAAGCAAAGTTTTGAAGCAGAAGATGGTCATAATGATGATCTTGTCATGTGTTTGGTTTTATTTGCATGGTGTACAAGGCAACCATATTTTAAGAGTCTAACTGATATGGATGTTCGATTAGCAATGTATCAACAAGATATTGAAAAAATAGAAGATGATATGTTGCCATTTGGATATTATTTGGATGGATCCCTTGATGTTGATGATATTTTAGAGGATTCGAAATGGAGCGAAGAAGATGACAGATGGTTGATTATCGACAAAAAAGATCTAAAAATGCCATGGTTTTGACAAAAATCAAAACAAAACGGTCACAATCTATACAAAATTCCATTTTAACTACATATAAATAGGAAATTTATTTAAGGAGAGAAGCATGGCTAGACCAAATGTTCAATTTAGAATTTTAGATGAATCATTGGTTGTTCCCGTAACAGAACAATTTTCATCTACAATTGGTGCTGTTTGCAATATTACGACTGCTCTTAAAAGAATGGGCAATACCGCAGAACAAGCAC